TGCTGGTTATTTGGTTCCTATTTTTGTTGATGAAGTTTTGCCTGGTGATACGTTTAATTTGAGTATGACTGGTTTTGCTCGTATGACGACTCCTATTTTTCCATTGATGGATAATTTGTATATGGAGACGTTCTTTTTTGCTGTTCCTAATCGTTTGGTTTGGTCTAATTGGGAGAAGTTTAATGGTTCACAGGATAATCCTGGAGATTCTACGGATTTTGTTGTTCCTCAAGTTACAGCGCCTGCTGGCGGTGGTTGGACTAGTGGTACTATTGCTGATTATTTTGGATTGCCGATTGGAGTTAATTCCTTATCCCAGAATGCTCTTCCGTTTAGAGCTTATAATTTGATTTGGAATCAGTGGTTTCGTGATGAGAATTTGCAGAATTCTCTTACTGTTTCTATTGGTAATGGTCCTGATGCGGATACGTTGTATAGTTTGAAGCGGCGTAATAAGCGTTATGATTATTTTACTTCGTGTCTTCCTTGGCCTCAAAAGGGTACTGCGGTTGTTTTGCCTTTAGGTTCTTCTGCTCCTATTACTCGTATTAATAATGCGCCTGCTCAAAGATTGTATACTGCTGGTACTAATACTTTGAATACTGGTATTTCTACTTTTAATAGTGATGCTATTACTGCTAATTTGAAGCGTGCTAATGCTACGGCTACTGATGTAAGTTTGGATCCTAATGGATCTTGGATTGCTGATTTGTCTGGTGCTACTGCGTCGACGATTAATAGTCTTCGTCAAGCGTTTCAGACTCAGAAGCTTTATGAGCGTGATGCGCGTGGTGGTACTCGTTATACTGAGATTATTCGTAGCCATTTTGGTGTTATTTCTCCTGATATGCGTTTGCAGCGTGCTGAGTATCTTGGTGGAGGTTCTTCACCGGTTGTGATTACTCCTATTGCTCAGACTAGTTCTACTGATGCTACTACTCCGCAAGGTAACTTGGCGGCGTTTGGTACTGCTAGTTTGCATGGTCATGGTTTTGTAAAATCATTTACAGAACATTGCTATGTGATTGGTTTGATTTCTGTTCGTGCTGATCTTAATTATCAGCAAGGTATGAATAGGTTGTGGAGTCGTTCTACAAGGTTTGATTATTATTGGCCTGCTTTGTCTCATATTGGTGAGCAGAGTGTTTTGAATAAAGAAATTTATTGTGATGGTTCTGCTAATGATGCCCTTGTTTTTGGTTATCAAGAGAGATATGCGGAATATCGTTATAAGCCTTCTTTGATTACTGGTTTGTTCCGTACGGCTGCTGCTGGTACTTTGGATTCTTGGCATTTAGCTCAGCAATTTGCTTCGCTTCCTGCTTTGAATTCTACGTTCATTGAGGAGAATCCTCCAATGACTCGTGTTCTTGCGGTAGGGGGTCAGCCTCATTTTATTTTTGATTCTTATTTTAGTTATAAGTGTACTCGACCAATGCCTGTTTATTCAGTGCCTGGTTTAATTGATCACTTCTAAGGAGATTTTATGTCTTTTCCTGGTGAACAAGTTGTTTCTAGTATGATTTCAGGTGGTATGGACTATCTTGGAACTCAAGCGCAGAATCGAGCGAATAAGCGAGAAGCGCGTAAGAATAGAGAGTTTCAAGAATATATGTCAAGTACTTCTTATCAGCGTGCTAGAAAGGATTTAGAGGCGGCTAATTTGAATCCAATTTTGGCTGTAACACAGGGGGGCGCTAGCTCCCCTGGTGGTGCTCAAGCTCATATGGAGAATGCTTTGGGTCGTGCTTCATCTTCTGCTCGTCAAGCTATGTTAGCTAAGGCGGAAGTGGATAATCTTTTGAAACAGAATAAAAAGATTGAAGCCGATACTGAGTTGTCTAAGGCTACTGCTTCTGCTCAGACTGCTTTGGAGTCGTTTTATAGAAATAATTCTACTTCGGTTAAGTTTGATAATGTTGGTAAAGAGGTTCAAGCTGATATGTGGGCTAAGCCTGGTTATTCTTTGATGAAACAGGCTGGTATGTATTTGCAGGCTGTGCCTGGTATTGATTTAATTATGCAATTGATGAAAAGTTTGAGGTAGTTTTATGGAATTTGTTTCTGCTTATAGTCCTAAAGTTAAGTGTGATACTGTGAATTTAGAAGAGTCTATGACTAAGCAATCGTTTAAAGATGATTGCGATATTAATGTGATTTTGAAGCGTTATAATATGGAGGCAGGTTTGAATAGTATGATGGATTATAGACAGTATTATGAGTCTAATTTTGAAGATGTTTCTGCTGCTACTGATTTACAAGATGCTTTTAATCGTGTTCAAGAGGCTAATGAGGCATTTGATGCAATGCCTTCTAATATTAGATCTCGTTTTTATAATGATCCTAGAATGCTTTTAGAATTTTTAGGTGATAGTGCTAATCGCGAAGAGGCGATTGCGCTTGGTCTTTTGGAGAAGCCAAAAGTTGAGGTCGCACAATGATTTCTCTTGATGTAATTGTGCGGACTGACACATAATGTCTGTTTAGGAGGTTATGGTGTCTATTTTACTTGATGATGATTGTGTTGATTTAGGATTGTTAATTGATATTCAATCTGCGATTTTGGATAAGCATCCTAAGATGCGAGGTTTTTTGCGTGATTTTTGTAGATCTCAAGATTTAGCCCTTTATGGGGCGTTTTGTGAGATTGATGAGGATTTGGTTAATGAAGTTATTTTGAAGGCTTGTAGGCCGAAAAAAGGAGGTTTTGAATGAAACGTGGTCGTATGTCTAGACGTAAGTCTAAGAAGTTGTTTTCGCGTACTGCGCAGTATATCCATCCTAAGAATGTGCATCGGTCTCCGATGCGTGGTGGATTTAGAATTTGAGTCCTTGAGTGTGTTTGTATGACTTGGGGGGTGGAAGCCCCCCTTTTAACGAAACGGAGTTATATGCCTTGTTATAGTCCTTTGATGGCTAGTTATGTTGAAGAGAATGGAAAGAAGTTTTTGAAGTTTTCTAATTCTTTGTCTCGTCAGTTTGTTGCTGGAGCTAAGGTTTCTAGTGAAGGGAATTTGAGAATTCCTTGTGGTCAATGTATTGGTTGTCGTTTAGAACGTTCTCGTCAGTGGGCTGTTCGTTGTATGCATGAAGCTAAGATGCATGAGAGAAATTGTTTTTTGACTTTGACTTATTCACCTGAGAAGTTGCCTGAAGGTGGTACTTTGGTTAAGAAGCATTTTCAAGATTTTATGAAGCGTTTGCGTAGAAAGTTTGTTCCTGTTATGCCAGGTGGATTGTCTTCTGTTGATTCAGAAAGGTGGAATTTTCATCATGGTATTAGGTTTTATCACTGTGGAGAATATGGAGAGAATGGTGAGCGTCCTCATTATCATGCTATTCTTTTTAATTTTTTTCCGGAGGATGCTGTCTTCCATTCTATGAGTGGTGATAATAAGCTTTTTGTTTCTCCGATTTTAGAGGAGTTATGGTCACATGGATTTGTTACCATTGGTGAAGTTACTTTTGATTCTGCTGCTTATGTTGCTCGTTATTGTACAAAGAAAGTAACTGGTTCTGATGCTGTAGAGCATTATAGAGGGCGTTTGCCTGAATATGCTACTATGTCTCGCCGTCCTGGTATAGGTAAGGCGTGGTTTGATAAGTTTAAAGGTGATTGTTATCCTAGTGATTTGATGATTTTGCCTACGGCAAATGGTATTAAGAAGGGGAAGCCTCCCCGTTATTATGATTCTAAGTATGCTGAAGAGCATCCTGATTTATTTGAAGATCTTAAAGAAACTCGTTTGAAAGTTGCTTTGGAGAAGTCTGACGATAGTTCTAGCCGTCGTCTTGTTGACCGTCTTTTTTGTTTAAAGGCTAGATTACACAGGCTGTTTAGGCCATTGGAGAATGTATGATTTTGAAAGTATTTTGTTTGTATGATTCTAAAGTTGAAAGTTATTTGCAACCTTTTTTTATGAAAGCTCGTGGTGAAGCTTTTCGTGCTATGACTGATTTGGTTTCTGATATGTCTACTAATGTTGCTAAGCATCCATCTGATTTTACGTTATTTGAGTTAGGTTCTTTTGATGATGCTAGTGCTAAATTTGAACAACATGCTACACCTGTATCTTTGGGTGTTGCTGTTGAGTTTGTGAAGTCTTAAGGGGGTGCAGGGGTCTCCCCTGCATAATATGCCGTAAGGCTCATGTTTTTATATCCCAAGGGAGATTTATGGGGGGTTTATCCCCTCTAAATCGACCGCGGGAGTAATTTATATATAAGAGGTTTTTTATGCGATCTGGTCGTGTTCCTACAGTTATGAGTGATACGTTGCAGCATTTTGCTCGTTCTCCTCAAGCTAATATTCCGAGGTCTGTTTTTAATCGTTCTCATGGTCATAAGACTACATTTGATGCTGGTTATTTGGTTCCTATTTTTGTTGATGAAGTTTTGCCTGGTGATACGTTTAATTTGAGTATGACTGGTTTTGCTCGTATGACGACTCCTATTTTTCCATTGA